AGCTTATGAAGCTGGAGAGACTTTCATCATAGCTCATATTGATAAAGATATTGATATGGTTCCGGGATGGCACTACAACTTCAATAAGAAAGAAACCTACTTCATTGATGCAGATGAAGGTCATTACAAGCTATGCCTTCAGATACTGACAGGAGATTCCACTGATAACATACATGGACTCAAGGGTATAGGCCCTAAGAAAGCTGCAAAGATACTCGAAGGTGTTGCAACTGAGGATATGTTACAGGCTGTGGCTGACGCATGGAGATCGCATCACCCCCGAGATTGGAAAGATAAGATGGAGATATGTTTCAACCTACTTTACATGAGACGTCACTGGGATGAGTTTAAAAGGCTAACACTGGAAGAGGTGTTTGTAGATGGCTGATAACATAGGACACTGGAATTATGAAGGTGAAGACTTTGACCCGGATGATTATTTCGGATTCGTATATCTCATTAGCATTCGGAATTCTGATGGGAGTTACACTAGGTACATTGGCAAGAAGCAATTCCATGCCTATGTCAAACGTAAACGAGGAAAGCAGACTAAGTGGAGGGAGTACACAAGTAGCTCAAAGCACCTCAATGATTTGCTTGAGCGAACGGGAGGAACTGGCACATCGTATGAGATCCTCCAGCTCTTTGAAACTAGAGGTGGCCTTGTTGCTGGAGAGTGCAAAGTCCAGTGGTACCTTGACGTCCTCACAGAAAAAGGAGATGATGATGTCCCTCTATACTATAATAGACAGATTGGTGCGGTTAAATTCATACCCAAAGAAGCAATAACTGACGAAACAAAGGCAAGATTAGATGATCTATACAGAAGCGGAAGAGTACTTATCCAAGGACGAGGAGAAGGGGAAGAAGCAACGGAGACTACAGGCAAAGAAGTCGGCTAAAACAAAGCGCAAGTACCTTAAGAGTGTCAAAGAAGATAGGTGGCAGTGATGGCAGATAAGTTTATAGGGCATTACCCATGCCCTTATTGCAAATCAGATGACAACGTTGGTATGTACTCTAATGGAGTTGGTAAGTGTTATGGCTGTGGAAAGACAGTCTTCCAAGACCAAGTCGATGAATCCTATATATCCCCAAGACAAAGCTCACAACCGGAGAAAGACATGAGCAAAGAAACCCTTCAAGAAATAGTTAACTTCGATGTACGTGGAGTGCAAGAGCGAGGATTGACACGAACAGCATGTGACTTCTATGACATGCGAGTATCTTATGGTGAGTCTGGAAGTATTGAGGCCCACTTCTACCCGTATACTGTCAAAGGAAAAGTAGTAGGTTACAAGCGCAGAGGATTGCCAAAGAGCTTCAGTGTTATTGGCGATGTTAAATCCAGTGGACTTGAACTGTTTGGTCAATCCAAGTTCCAACCTGGGGGTAACAAGTTAATCATAACTGAGGGTGAGCTAGATGCTATAGCTGTCCAGCAAGCAATGCTCTCACACTACAACAGGACATACCCTGTGGTATCCCTTCCATCGTCTTCTAATATGAAGATACTGGTAGCCAACAGGGGTTGGATACGATCCTTCAAGGAAGTTATCCTTATGTTCGACAAGGATGACGCAGGAGACAAGGCTGTTGCTGAAGCTGCTAAGATCATTGGCTGGGATAAGACTAAGGTTGCACACCTTTCAGCTAATGACCCATGTGAAGTCTTGCAGAAAGATATTAAAGAGTTAGTCTTTGCATCTTTCAATGCACGTAAGTATACCCCTGCATCTATTGTAAGGGGTGAGGCTATATGGGAAGCATACTTAGAACGTAAGTCTGTTGAATCTATACCGTACCCACCCTGCTTACAAGGACTCAATGATAAGCTAGATGGAATGCGTAAGGGCGAGATTGTGTTGTTCACATCAGGAACTGGCTCAGGTAAATCAACCATGATCAAAGAGATCATATTAGAATTGGAGGAATCTACTGATGACAACATTGGACTTGTATCTCTCGAGGAAAGTATTGGCGATAGCGCAGAGAAGTTTATTAAAATGTTTACGCCTACAAGCCCTACTGAGGAACAAGAGAGAGCAGCTTACGAGCGAGTATTTGGGAACGAACGACTCATACTACTCGACCACAACGGGGCAGTGTCTGACGCTAGCCTCATTGATCAAATCGAAAACCTATGTTTGCTTGGCTGTGAATATATTATCTTGGATCATATCACGATTGCTGTATCTGAAGGTGCGGATGGCAAGACGGGTAACGAGGCTATCGATGCAGTGATGTCAGACCTATTGAAGATAGTTAAGAAACATAATGTATGGCTAGGATTGATCAGTCACCTGCGTAAATCACAGGGTAAGTCTTTCGAAGAAGGACACCTATCATCTATTGATGACATAAAAGGTTCAGGTTCAATCAAACAAATAAGCTTTGACATTATCACCTTCTCACGTAACCTTGTTGCAGAGAATGAAGATGAACGTAATACAATTAACTTGAGGGTCCTTAAGTCACGCTTCACCGGACGTACTGGTGATTGCGGCAGTGCTTTCTATGATACAGGGACACATCGACTTAAAGGACAAGTGGACTTCGCTGACTTTACAGGATAAGCAATGAGCATTAAACAAGTCACAGAGTATATAGCTAAAAGATGCGGAAGCACTAACCGAGGGAGACCCCAGGGAGGTGCCAGACTCATCGCAAGTATGATACCTTACGGTTATAACTACCAAACCTTAACTGTGAGGGCCGTAGCAGGCGCTGTAGCAGCCTATCAGAAGTCCCGCAGGGCAACCGGTCACCCATTCAAACTGACCGTTACATCGTCTGCTGTGGGCTTACAGGTGATAGCAGCTATGGGTATCACCAACACCAACCACACCGAGATACTAGCAGTAGGAGACCTCTTCATGGAGGCCTTCCTGCAGTTAGGTTATATCAAGATAGAGAGGGAGTACCAAGGGTTTCGTGCACCCTACATCATACTGTTGACAGATAAGTGGGCAGAGCTAGGGGACTTACCTCCTGAATACCATAAAGATACACTTGTGGGTACGTCTTTCGTAGCACCAAAGGACATTAGTTCTCTTCGTAATGAGTTCACAAAGAAACCTTACATCAAAAGAATGAGTAGCGAAGAAGACTTTAAGCACCTTATAGGGGCCCCCTTTGTAAAGGCACTTAACAAATTACAACAGACACCATGGAGGCTGAACAGAAGAGTCATAATGGCTCTTGAAGAAAACATTGAGAAGTTCATAGACCTTAACTGCACGTCTGTCAAGGCGAAGTCTAAGGCTATTGAGATGAAGTTTGTGATGGCTAAGGCCCATGCAATAGGTCAACGGGACTTCTTCCAAATGGTAGAGTGTGATTACCGAGGTAGAGTTTACTACACTGAACCCTTCCTCAATTTCCAAGGTCCAGATATAGCCAAAGGAATCTTTGAGTTTGCATACGCAAAGACAGTCAACACTGGTGGCTACAGGTGGCTATGTGTGCACACTGCTTGCTCATACAATCAGTCATACGAGATCGATGAACTACCCTCATGGATCACTGAGGACTACAAGTCTTATCTGAAAGACGAAGGTCTTACATCTATCTCAGTTGACAAGATGACACTCAGAGACCGAGAGCTCTGGACATTGGAGAACTTAGAATGGATCAGTGAGCTTGCCGAGAGTGAAGAGTTCCGTATGGAAGCTGAGAAACCAGTTAGCTTCTTATCCTGTTGCTTAGATGTTCATGGGTATAACAAGTCAATCAGTGAGGGTAAGACCTACAGATCTCGACTACCTATCCCTGTGGATGGCAGTAATAACGGATGGCAACATCTGGCTGCTATATCAAAAGATAAACAAGCAGGGGATCTGGTATCACTGGTTCCTTCTACTATCCAGAAGGACTTCTATGTACAAGTAGCCAAGCGTCTGATAGAAAGGATGCCTGATTGGTTTGCAGATAGAAACATACCTATGAAGGATGTGCGTAAGGGTATTGCCAAGCGTGGGTCTATGACTCGGGCATACTCTGCAGGTAAGAAGAAGATAGCAGTTAATATGTATCACGACTGTCACGTTGAGGGTTACACTACCAAGTATAACATCTCTGAGGATGACTGTGATGAGCTAGCCAAGCAACTCATACTCGCTATCAACGACACCTGTGTAGGTCCTTTGAAGACTATGAAGTTTATCCAGAAGATGACTGATCACATTATCTCCCAAGGGAATACATGCACCCAGTGGACAACCCCCTCGGGATTCCCTGTACTGTATGAGGTCTGGCGACAGAAGAACATCACCATCAGGAGTACCATAAGAGGGCTAGGCCAGATAGGTCACAGCCTTAAGATCCCAGTGATCACACGTGATGGTGACTTACTTCCATGCCGAAGATCTTTTGCATCAGGATGTTCACCCAACTTTGTACACTCTATGGACGCTGCCCATATGGCTAAGGTTATTGAGAGTTTTCCTGGAGATTTCGGAGCAATACATGACTCCTTCTCCACTCACGCTTGCGATGTGAATCAACTCCTTGACCATACTAAATGGCAGTTCGCTATGATGTACAACACAACTAACTTCTTCAACAAGATCGAAGACATGCTCTTAGAATCTCGTGAAGATTACACAATTAAACAACCAGTGTTAGGTGACTTAGATATATCTGAGATTATTTCATCTGACTACTTCTTTTGTTAGAGGACTACGTAATGACAAAGATAACAAAGATGCCGGGTGTGGATACCGATGCACCCAAGATCGACCCCAATGAGTTCAATGAAGAGAACGAATTAATGGCTGAACTAAAGGTTCTTATTGAAAATTACAACGGTAAGATGTCCAACGTTGCCATGATAGGCTGCATTCAGATTACCCTAGACATGCTGACATTAAACTTAATGACACAGGGAATGGAATGATGAGTGGATATCAGATATTTGAGGAGCTAGAAGGGAGTGTCATTGATTGGGCTTCTAAAAAAGGAATACTTGATGACTACTCTCAGGGCAGACGAGAAGCTCAGCTTCGTAAGTTTGAAGAAGAAGCCACTGAGTTCATGGATGAAGTCAAGTCAGGTAATGAGGACAAGGTACGGGATGAACTCGGAGATGTTCTCGTAACCCTGACAATACAAGCCAACCTATGGGGCTTAACGTTAACCGAATGTCTCAGCGAGGCATACAATAAGATCAGTGTTCGACGAGGACGTATGATCGATGGAGTATTTGTAAAAGATGAGTGAAGAAGAAGAGAAGAAGTCGTGGAATATTGTTCCGGGTATTGATGATATGGAATACGTTGAGATGTTCAACTTAGATCCTTCTGTTGCATACACCCCTGAGATCAACGAAGCTATCCTTAAATCTGTATGGCATAACAACTACACAGATGCAGTAGCCGAAGGTCTTCCTGAAGATGAAGCTAAGGCTCAGGCTGACAAGCTGAAGTTAAGCGGTCAGATGACAGTCGATAAAGCTCTCAAAGATCGTGGAGACATTTGAAAAAATAACCCCCAAGTATACGTAATGTATACCTGAGGGTACGCCCCTTGGGTTCCTTAATTGGAACTTGAGGGGCTCTTTTTTTATTATTATTGTTTATTGTTATTA